AATGTCCTATGGACAGCATCTTCTTATATGTTCGCATTAACAAAAGGAAATGACGAGGATAAAGACAGGGCATTTACTGCTATAAAAGATGCTGCAAAAGGACTTACTGTATTAGAGAGGATACCATTAATAGGATTAGGTATTCAGCAAGTTAAGAATAAAATAAGAGGAGAGTATAAACAAGCAGGAGTAGTCAATCCGTATGAAATGATATTCAGAAACTTTCATAAAGAGTACGAGAAAATTCAGAAGTCAGGTGAACACATTAAGATAGTATTGCCATTGATGGAAACAATTATGGGTATGCAGTTTGATTCTCCTATTGGTTTATACCATATGCTTGACATGGATATATCTGATGACGATATGATGGATTTCTTAGGGGTAGCACCATCATACAGACCTGGCTATGGGGATAGAAAGAAAAAGTCTTCATATAAAAAAGCTATGAAAGAAAAATTAAGTAAGGAAGAGTTCAATAGATTGTATGGCAAGAGAGATAGAGACGATAGGTTAGAGAAGAGGTTGAAGGAAAGGAAGAGCAGGACAAGAGACAACAATCGTAAATAAATAATAAGGAGTGTCTTTAAAGACACCCCCCATTACCCTCTGTTGTACAATAGTTAAAAAAAAAGAGAGATCATCCCATTGCAGGATGCTCTTCGCACAAACCATTAATAAAGTGAGATAGCTTATTGAGTGATTGTATTTTTCTTGTAGTAAAAAAAGCACCCTCCTCCCCCAAGTCAGGTGCTTTCAAGATTGTTTAAAATCTGTTCTACGTTACGCTTCAAAGTTAATTCATTCCTGTTTAACTTCCAAATTTTCTTCATAGAATTTTATGTACTTAATATCTTTTTGTTTGGGGAAGTACATCATTAGTTCTGAATCATTGTTGTATGGAGAATTTTCTCTTGGCTTTCTTCCTCCCCACCTTACTTCTCCTTTTAGTTGTTGCACCTTTCCGTAAAGCAATCCATCATCGCAAGACCATATGATTGTAGGGTTCATCCTCTTTGCACACAGCTTGGTAACTTTCTTTGCTGCTATCGGTAATGGGAAGGCATCCTTAATCATCCTATTCCTGCCCTTCACTTCTGCGTATGCCAACACCCTACCATTCTCGTCAAGTATTCTATAGTCTATATCATCGGGTGCTAACTTGTGATACCTGCCATTAAACCTTCCAACGAATATCTCTATTGCTTTTTTTTCTCTATCTAAATCCTGCTGTGTTTCGTATCTCATTATCCATTAAAATATTTATAGCTGTATGACCACCGATAACTACACCACATCCAATCACAGGTCTCCTTCCTCTCTTTGCATATGCCATTGCATAGCTGTCGTTATCTATACCACAGCCTACCTGCATACCGAATATCTTATCTACCTGCCCCATGAACCAACTGACATATGCTTGTGAATGTAAGTGACCTTGAACGGTACTCATTAAATCTGCTCGGCACTTTGTCCTTGCAGTTCCTCCTTCTCCATGAATGTATTGTACGTTGTCATACACAACCCTATCTACCCAATTCCAATTGACACCAAGCACCTCGTTGTAGGACTTAATCCACTCTTGAGGTATGGATGATGAGAACGCTTTACGCATAATCATTCGGTCATGGTTTCCAATTGTGACATCTGCTACAGGGAAAGCCTCTGACCACATCTGAACCTGCTCTATTGCATAGGCAAGTTCATTGCCACCACCAAGACCATTAGGGTCTGTATCGTGGTATGAAGGATAGTGATTGTCTACGATGTCTCCTATGAATATAGTCTGATTGCAGTTGTATGCTGCATAAGTTTCTTTACAGAAGTCAAGGTATCTCTTAGATGTGAAGGGAGCGTGTGTATCTCCTATGACTAATATCCTTCGTTCATCCTTAGTAATATTTTCATAGGCAATCCTTTTATTGCCATATAATCTTGGTCTAGTCTCACTATATTTATGTTTCATCTTTCAACGACTCTTGAAGTTTTTTTAGTTCTTTACCCAACTTAGAAACACTTCTATAACACTCGTCTAATTCCATATCAACCAAACCTTCATATATCTCTGCTAATTGAGAGTACATACCATCCATTAATAAATTAATAGACCTCAACCTTTCTATATCTGAACCTTTTAGTTTTGGCACTTAGTGTTTTGTTGGCTTAATATTATGTAATTTAAGTTGTTTTATTTGGTTTTCCAAATTTTTTATTGTATAGGTCAATTCATCCACCTTTTGCAGCAGATTAAAACTCATAAAGAAATCGTACATTTCCTGATAGGTATCTTTTAATTTATCATCTTGATATATGTACGAATCGAAATGATTCAATGCATATAAGATTGATGAATGATGAACATCAAGGTAATTAGATATCTCTTGTTTGCTATACCCTTTATGTATACATATCTTTATGAATACCATTCTACCATTCACATAGCTTCTGCTCCTTATTTTGGATTTTATTTCAACTCCAATTTTTTTATTTATCCGATCATGTATCACTGCCATCATAATTAAAATTCTTCTTTTTGATTATATGATCTAAGAATGAGTCCGAATCCACCTGTTCTATATCGATTAAGATGTTGGTCTCATTATTAGTCTTCATGTATTTGATTAAAAAATAAAATGGTTCTTTGTCTGCGTGGGAAACTCCACAGACTTTCTGAATTATAAAATCTTTTATGGGTAACTTCGAGAAGTTTTCCCCAATCTGATATACGATGTCGGGCACTACATCAAAGGGGAATGCTTGAAGGCTTTCTTCAAATTCATCTTGTATAAGGTATTCGTTATTCTCCTCTGTATATCTCTGTAGTAAATCCATACTTGTTTAATTCTTTTATTCTGTGTTCTTGTAGTTTAGAAGTCCTCCCTTTTTTTGTCTTGCACTCGACAAACAAAACCTTGTCAGGCTTTACTGCTATTAGGTCAGGTATCCCATTCTTGTTTGTAACTGTTAACTTTATTACATACCAACCCTCAGACTCTAATTGCTTGATCCTCTTGGATTGTATCTTTGATTCTGTCATACCTCCATCTCTTCTATTAGTCCTCCTATCTCTTCCATAAGGCAGTTGCCATCGCACTCTGCCTCATCCCATATGGCAGTTACAGACATAACATCCTGCACAAACACAGCCTCGTTACACTTGGTCAGTATCTCATGTGTTGCCTTTAGCAAAATCTTCGCTCTTTCTTCCTGTTGTTTATTCATTGTAATTAGAATTAAATGGTTTCTCTGAATCGTAATCTGCCCTGTGGTATCCTGTCTCCTCTAGTAGTATCCACATCTTCTTCTTAGTGCGTTCAGGTAATCCTGAAAGAACTTTATCTCTCCTCTGTGTAGTCATACGTTTAGACATCAAATAAAGCATCTCTATTTCCTTTGACATATCAGAATAGTTTTTTTTGTTTAGGCTCTTGTTTTAAGGCATCCCTCTTGAAGTGTGCAAGTGTGTAGTCCTTCTTTTTGGATACTGCCTTGTAGATATCGTATCCTATTCCATTCTTTGCAAACACCCAAAACACTTTGTTCTTCATCCGATCAGATGTTACCATCCTGTCCTTGCTTTGCCAATAGGAAGTTGCAGAAAAATCTATATTGTAATATACCAAAAAATCTGCTTCCTTTAAACTAACACCCTCCCTGCCACTTATGATCTGTAATGCTATGTTCTTGTCTGTATCTTTGAACTCCTCAAGGTCTGTGGTTAGGTCGTTACCAAAGACATCCTTCAATGCATTCAACTCTTCTTTGAACTTATAGAATATACCTATCTTCTTTCCTAAGAAGTGTGAGTATATAAACTCTGCCTTGCTATAATCGAAGACCATAGACTCTCCACTCTCAAACTTAACCGTTCCACTATACATCTGATGCAGCTTACTCATCAGCTTTACAGGAGTATCAGCTAACACCACCTCGTCATTCCCCTCTATCACTCTGTCCTTTGTTAGCCTGTTAACCATCTTGTAGGTGTTAGGATTCATCTCAACCTCCAACACCTCTTCTTGTGTGATTACTTTGAATCCTGCTTGCTTCTGTGTAAAGGCTATAGTGTGTGGCTTCATCTTCTCTAGTATTTCTTTCTTGCCCCCACTATAATCGTTGATCATCATAGACCTAATCTTTCTCTGCTTGACATCCACATAGTCATCACAAAATCTGTAGAAGTTCTTGTACTTACTAAAAGGATTATCGGGAACACCATAGACTTGATGATACATTTGTGAATATGATTCAGGTGTAGGAGTTCCACTCAGGAAAATAACCTTAGACTTGCACTTGGTTATCATGTCCTTTAACTGCTTGGCTCTCTTGTTTGGTTTCGGGAATGCACCCAATGTATGTGCCTCGTCTGATATGATTACATCCCACTTGATGTCGGGCAGCTTATGCATACTCTCATAGTTCATAATCCAAATACTAAAGTTGTTTGGACATAAGAGATCATAATCATTGCTGATTGAGGACATGGCTTTCTTTTTAGTTAAGAACAGGACATGACCTGCATTTAGTGATTCACATATACCCATTGCAGTTAATGTCTTCCCTGTGCGTACCTCCATCGCAAGGTACAGGAAGTTATTAATCGATAGCATCTCTGATCCCTTTTTTATTATATCTTTTTGGTATGGTCTAAACTCTATCATTTCCAAAATTTTTCGTTAGTCCACAGGAAGCTATAGTTATTGCCACTCCTTGTCTGTGGATTTGATTCTTTTTCTCTTAGTCTACCTATCTGTTGTAGAAGAACCTCCCTGTCGTACTTTGGTTTTAAATACCCTGTTACCTTGCCATCTATCTTTACCCTTAACCTTTTCCTATTCTTCTTATTGTGAATTTTATTATACTTCACATTGTGGCAAGTTTTACAATACACTTGGTAACCATCATGCCTATTCTTAGCCTTTGAAAATTCTTCTACAGGTTTCTCTGTCTTACAATTGTTACAGAATTTTTCCTTCATGTATAAATTTTATTGAAATAATTGTATGGTTAGTTGCAATTAAAAAAGACATACAACACAGAATATAAATAATAAATAAAACTACTTAGGTAGTAGCTTAAATCTTACCGTTACAAATGGTGTCCACTTATATCCTCTTATGTAAATCCTTTGGTAAACTCTTCTTAATCTACCACCTCTTGCACCATTATTCCAAGTGCCAAAATTTAATGTAATTAGTTTCATATCCGTTTTATTTAAAATTCATATTCTAATTCGTTAGCATTAATACTCAATATACCCTTTGAACAAGTATGTTATTGGGTTTTTTATTAATACATACAATCTTTTGTACCAAGTAAAATTTGACTCAATTTTTAAACTTGGTGGTAATATTTTTCTTATTGGATTTTCCATTTTGTCTTTAATGTGTTTTATCATAATTAAAAGTTTTAGTTTATTAAAACAGCAAGGGATTCACCCATACAACAAAGTGTATAGAAAATAAAACCCTTGCGTTAGTGCTACAATCTATAAAGCCTTTCGTCTAAACAAGTTTGATAAGTTAACATTACTTGTAATTGTGTCCTCAATAATGCTTGTTGCACATCATCAATTTTATCAAAACTTTCTGTTCCAATAAAGCGATTTAGTTTTGTTATCTTTTCTTGTAGATCACTTTGTTCTTCTTGTAACCTTTCTTTGAAATCACTAATCATTATTTATGAATTTAAGTTTTTAGGTAAATGTACCCGTACCTAATTCGGGTTTTACTTTCCATACACAGAGCGTTATTCATTGTCATGTTCTATTATAATCATCCATTTACCTTGTGCATCTCTACCTTCACTAACATTACTTCCTGCTATGAATTTACCATAAGCCATTATCCACTTGTTGAACTTTATTCTACTTATGGTCATCTTAGACTTTGGAGAATAATCGGGATATTCGGATATGAAATCGTAGTAACAATCCTGCATATACACCCTTTGATTAGTTTTTAGTTTATGATTTGTTGCACCACCAATCAACAGACCACACCATTCTACAAAATCATGAGATGTCTCTGCTGACAATTGCCTAATCGGAAGGTTCACAAACTTACTCTTGATTAATCCTTGCGTAAGGTACATCTGTAGACATTCAATCATATAGTTGTCGAACTCACACCATTCGTCATCATTCCACTCCCCAAACATTAGCTTTCCAAACTCGTCAAGGGGAGTAAAGTCTTTGTGGTAGTGCTGAAAGAACTCCAACTCCCACTTCCTCCTTGCGAAAGAATTACCTGCACCCTTGATTGCGTAGTTGGTTGTTATCGCAATCTTAGGAGACTTACTGAACGGAATCTTAATTGCATCCTTGTTCTTCTTCTCCAATGTCAACCCCTCGGTTACAACAGAGAACAATCTCTCGAAGTCAAAGTACTTCTTCACATCATCGAACACAAGTATCTGTGTATCTGCTGACACAAGTTGATATGCAAACGACCTCTCGAATGCAAAGGACTTACCATCAATGGTTACTACCTTTTTCATATGACCTAGAGCATTCATAAAGATTCCCTTACCTGTTCCACCTTCGGGAGAATCGGATATTACTTCATCGTTCAGAATCACAGCAGGACAGAACGACAGGTTCTTATGACCATGCATTAAGAATCCAATGGTAGACTTCATCGATAATACTCTTTGGTCGTTCTTGTTGCATATGTTCTCTATGAACCGACTATAGCTACAGGATTCTGAATACCCACATATGTTAAAGTTCCTGTCTATAACGTGATCCTTCCAAACATATCCACCTAAATCCAAGTAGTCGATTGTTTCCACTTCATCTTTGGTAACCTTGACTGCACAATTCCTATAGTATAGGTAGCTTGTATCCTTGCTATCCTCTATGAAGTAGATGTCTATTGTGGATAGCATTGTCAAGAACTCCTCTCTAAAGAACCTAACATTGTCAGCGAAGTAGTTGTAGATGCTGATGTCATCTAACTCAATTAGATGTGAAAGTATAAAGTCTTTTATTTGCTTCTCATCTGTATGGTCTATAAGGTTATTAGTTACCTTAACAAATATGTAGTTCTTACTACCTTCGGGAGAAAACTTATAGAACCCATTGTCCTCTAAGAATTGCTTAAATAAGATATGGTTTATCTTAATAACTCCCTTCTCATTCTTGGACCAAAAAGATATCTCTTGACTTTCTTCCTCAAGTTTGTTGATGACACAATCAATAAGTTCCTCCTCTAAATCTGATTGGTTTAGTTGGTGCTTAATCTCTTTCCTTGATGCACCTCTCTTCATCTTTACTCTGAGATTGTTAAGCCTGTCTTCATCCTCATAGTATTTTGTTCCAAACTTTGCATTATTAGAATATGCAGAGTTTATTGTTGTTGTTATCTCTTTCTCGGTAAAGTCTCCTGTTGCATATTGGTTTAGTACATACGATGCCAAAGACCTATTTACTCCAAAGTCATTTAGTGCTGCTGCAAGGATGAAGCAGTTTTGATTACGCTGACCTTCGGACATTGGGTACTTCTTCTGCCACCAAGATGTTAGTATACTCACAATCCTGTTCTCATCTGTGATTGGGATTGTCGGCATATCCCTAAACTTGTGCATCTCCTTGTACTCAACCTCTTCAATCTTGTCAAACAATGAAGAGTTATCGTTTATGTATATCAATGCATCCCAAGATTCATAGCACACCCTAGATATATTCTTAGATGTCACATCGAAGTGGTCATTCTTAAAGTGATTCTTTAGTGAATTGAAATAGTTGACATGGTTATCGGGGTCTTGTGGAATTTTCACAAGAACCTTCAAACCATTTCCACTTGGAGATATAAAGACAGAGTATACATACTTGTCTTTAGTGAACTTCTCCTTGTCTTGGAGCATATCCTTCTTCTTGTCGTATCCATCAAAGTCAAGGCATATCAATCCACTATGTTCCTTGATAGATGAATCGTTACGCTTTGTGAATACTCCACTAAAGCATATAGCAGGTAAGTCAGCTTTCAGTTCCTGCCTTGTTTTTTTATTATTCTCAGACCTAATCCTCTTGATCAAGTCTTTGGTTGCTCCCGATTTAATTCTTTGCAATACCACACTTACATCTCTATGAAATGGTGTGCTTGTGGCTTTGATGTTTTGAAAGATTGTAATATTTAATGCCATTCTTAACATTTTGTGTCAACCCTGTGTTGACCTTGTGTTGAAAAAATCCTTATTCTATAAGGGTTTGTGTTAAGATGTTAACTTTTATTCTTGTATATAAGAGAAAAAAAATTAGTATAGTATATTCTATATAGTATATAGTTGGCTAAAAGTGTACACCTTTTGGAGAAAAAGAATGCCCAACAATTGTCAGGCATTCCGATAAGTAACCTATTTATAACTCAATGAAACATAAACTAGAATGGAAGATCATCGTTTTGTTCTCCTACTGAGGCTGCTGCTTGTGTGGCATTAGAACCTCCTTGATTATCTCCTTTTGGCTGCCATGTATCCAACTCTGTGTAATACTTACCTCCTTGTGATCGTTTTATATTTAGGTTTACCCAACCCTTTTTTTGGTTTGATTTAAGAAATGCAATAGCATCGTCAACCTTTACGCTTACGTTACCAACTACAAAGTCGGGAGCATTGTCGTTTCTCTTAAAAATAAAACCATCTGCAAATACTTTTTCATCTGCCATAATAAAATAAATTTATAGTTATTAAAATAATTCCTCTTTATGAAACCAAGTCGCAATGTTGTCTGTCGGATTGTCTCCAAAGAACTTTTTGTATTGCTCTACTGCTGCTTCTACCTTGTACTTTCCACTCTGATAGAATGATTCAGCACAGGGGAACTCAGCGAGTTTATTTGATTTCTTTTCAGCAACAAGAAAGACCATTGGCTTTCCAAAAAACTCTCGGTATAGATACGCTTGGCTATCGTAGTTATACTTCTTTGCATTCCACTTGAAGTCTTTTATACTTGATGTAGTCTTCAAGTCGATAATCGAATCGCTTGTCAATATATCAGTTTTACCTTTCCAAAGCAACCCACATACCTCTTTTATGCAAGGTACTTCGTATTGGTTACCCATTTCGTAGATCAAGGAAGAGAATGATTCATTCTGCTTCATGACATTAGCCAACGCTTTTATTTCATCTATCTCTTTATTCAGTAAAAGGAATGGCTGCATTGCCTTTAGGACTGCATCCTTGTACTTGTTTGTGTTCCTAGATGAAGCATCAACACCAACTATTGAGTCAATCTTATCGGGTTCTATCAAGCAGTAATGGAACAACCTACCCAATGCGAAGTTTGGATTATCATCTCTTGGTATACCATATTGAGATGGGTCATTCAATAGTGTTCCGATGTCTGAATTGGATAGGTACTTCTTTCCTATTCCTCTGTAGTATTGCTCATCGTCTTTAAGCAATTTTAAATCTTTAGTTACACTCATGATGTTGTTTGATTTTCTGTTTGTGAATACATATTCATAACATCTCTATCTGAATACCACTTCCCATTTATCTTGAAGTCGTAGTACCTTTGGCGATTTTGTGCCATGTCCATATTCTTCTGTAGACTTAGGTGGTTCATTAAGAAATCTGCAAACCTTTTTGTTTGCTTGTAGTTAGGCATCTCGAATGAGTGAGAATACTTTTTACCACTAACTGCTGCATGGTAGACTTGTACGATTAAGTTTGTCATTATGTGATGATTTTA